TATTCTGCTCTAGCTGTGCTTTTTCTTCCTCTTCAGGTTCTAATTCTAAGTGGATACCAAAGTCATGTAAATTCAAATTTTTGATTTCATCTAAAGTAGCAACGTTAAATTTGCTAATACTACTTATTAAAGAATTATGCGTAAGCGGATTCTCTATTAAATCTGCAATCTTTAACGATATGTTTTCACACGTTTTAAGAGCCAATAACAAGCTAGACTGTAATATGTGTCTAGTAGCAGTATTTGACGCGTTAGCGGCCATCTTTTGTATCCCCACAAGCGCATCTTTATCAGGAGTGCTTCCGTCTCTTGCTTCGTTTAGACCAGTTACATCTCTTATCATCTGTAAATAGTATTGGTACGTTCCGATTAAAGACTGTATCTTACCTTGTCCAGATGAGGTAGCTAACTCCTGGATTGGCACTTTACCCGCGTTCAAGCCTCCTTCTTGAGTTAGAGATCTACCTACAATACTACCTGTTTGAAAATACATGTTTAAAGCTTCCGCTGGATTATATGTAGTTCCATTACCTAAGTCAACCTCAGCTAAACCGTCCATATCTAAAAATATACCGTCTGGTACAATTCTAGATAATACTTGCTGTAATTTTAAATGCGTTAATTGTATCATATCAGCAAAGCTTGTTACTCTGCTAACTAACGATTCAATCTTGCCTTTATACATTCTAGGAGCACAAATGTTATAATTCATTTTTACTTTAGTGGTATCAGCGTATGGTCTAGTCATGTTCTCAGCTAATCTCCACTCTAACATTGTGTTAGTGCCTAATACTTTCGCTCCTGTATAAAGTACCTCAATTGTTCTTGATACTCTTTCAAACTTATCGCTTGGTGGGGGATTGAAATCATCGGTTTTTTCTAAAACCTTTTCCATTCCGTTATCACTATACTTTATTTTGAATACTTGATTCATGTAAGTCTTATACTCAAAGTATAAAACCTGTACAGTGTTTTCATCATAATTACCCCAACCAGTTATATATTGTCTATTGCCTGGTGCTTGTTGTATTTTGTATAATTCTTCTTCTGATATATGAGGGAATTGCTTTTTTAGTTCCGGTATAGAAACAGCTTTAACTTCTCCTACGTAATATATATCATCAAAATTTGGATCTTCTGTATATGAATAAACCATATAAGCTGGATCCACATATTCTATTTTAATTCCTTCTGTTATATTAAATCTAGTTTTAACAGCAGCAATACCTAGTACAGTTAAATCGTAGTTTAATCTTCTTTTAGTTAAATCCCACTTATTAGCGGATAATACGTTTGTTATTGCTTCCTCCTCTGCTACTTCTACGGCTTCTTTATAAGACAGCTGCATGTGTAATTCTGCTTCTTCTACTGTTTCTGGCAATTGATCTGCAGACATTCCTGTGTTAAAAAAGTTACCTCCAAACATTTCATTTGCTTGCTCAATGTTCTTCCTGTTTAATACGTCCATTAAAAGTGCTTCTGCATAGCTAGTTTTCTTTTTAATAGATTCTGGATCTTGAGCTGTGGCTCTAATATCGTACGTTCTTTCTGATATACCGTTAACAACGATGTCTACAAATTTAGGTATAACCGGAACAGGTTTCCAATCTAAATTAAGATAAGATAAATCTCCATTAATAGCTAATTCATCTTTATACTTTTGAATAGACTGCTCTCCTCTTGCATATAATCTTAATTGGTGGTAATTATTAAAACCAGTTTGGAACCGATTTTGTCTTGACCTACCTTGATCAAACCATTCTTGCTCGATTGCTCGAGAAACTTGTAGCCCATATTCTTCAGTCGCTTTATCTGCATCTGGAACTACTTGGCTTGGAAAAGCACTATTAGTATTAGTATATACCTTCATTTATTACATTATTTTTGAAATAGAACTTCTATTATCGTATTTTTTAAATCCTAAACTTATTGGTTCTCTAGTCACTTGCGCAACTGGCGTGTATAAATTTTTATTGCAGGCCATAATAGCTAAACCTGAGCTAATAGAAGCATCGTGCGCTGTTCTATTGTTTATATTAAATCTTCCCCAGTCATTCAATGTTCTATTAAAATACATATCACCATAACCGTCTTCTTTTAGCCCAACATAAGAAGCTACATAGCTTTCTATAGCAGCCGCGTGGGCTTGCTTTATATCTTCACTATTATTTGGTATTCCTCCAATTTCTTTTTCTGTTATAGATAGTTTATTCCATATCTTATCAGGTCTATTTATAGAATAACCTCTATACCCTCTTCTCTTAAGATAATACAATAACCTCGGTTTATTATTCTCCGCAAGCACTGGCATTCCGTAAAATACTAAAGCCATAAGTACATCTTCAAAGAATGTCTCAGCCGTCTGAGGTCTTGCGATATATTCTAAAAAGAAATGATTAGGTGGTACGTCCTCCATTGAAAACTTAGTCAATCCGTGTAAGGCTCCTTTAGAACCTTTACCGTCGGTTGTACCTGATATATCATAACTATCACAACCAAAAGCGCCACAGTGTTCATTACCCGGGTATTTCATTCCGTTTTTAAATGCCATTCTATTTTGCATTTGCAATGGTGGAACCCATGATACTATAAAATTACCATCTTTATCTGGAATAAAAATAACAGTACTGTCTTTAATACCGTCTTTCCACATAAACCGACCTTTTGTCAATACATTAGTATTTCTTAAATCGTCATTGTAATCTATTTGTTCGTATATTTTTGTTAAGTTGAATAATGATTGCTTAGCTTCGTCTCTGAACGCGTGTTGCTCTGTTCTAGGAAACTGTCTATAGTATTCATTTAATGCATCTTGATTATCTTTTAATCCATCAACTTCATTTTGCCAATTCTCAATAACACCTGATTCAATTATAAATCCATCTGGCGTTCTTGTTTCTTCTGTTGGTGTTTCAAATACAGGTGCTCCATAAGAATCAATGAATCCTTCGTAGTTCCATTCCATAGGTATGAATAAACTATATAAGCCTGAGCTAGTTTGTCCATTGCGGTTTCTTTTTGTAGCGTCTGAATCATAATATAGTTTCTTAAAGTTGTCTCCCCCTTTGTCTAAAGCATTTGAAGTAGATCCCATCATACACTTACCAACAATTCTGCTACCTAATCTTAAACAAGTTTTTGTAACACGCCAGTTGTTAAGTATATTGTCAGGTTTTTCCCATTTACCGCTTTCGTCGTGAGCTAACATTCTTAATTTTTCCCCGTCATAACTATTGTCTCCTGTATTTTTCCAGTCAATAGTTGTATCTAATCCTTCAAGCTCTTCCATTCTATCATTAGAATCTAGTTTTCTTCTTGTAAGTTTAGAAGCAGGTACTCTATAAGCTAATTCTGTTTTAGGACGGTCCATACCGTCTTGTATTGGTTTAAAGAAAAAAGGATAGTTAATTGATATAGGTACTACTTTATCAGTGAACATTTTCTTTGCGTCACTTCCAGACTTTGACAATATACCAAATCTAGCGTCGCTTGACATTGTTGCTTGATTAACAAGTTCTGCCGAAGACATAAATGAAAATCCAGAACGTCTATTTTTAAGATAACACATTCCGTAACATCTAGAATCCGCTTTGCAAGCTTCCCAGAATATAAAGAACAATCTATTCGATTCTCTAAAATCAGGTTGACCAACATCAATCTTACTCCATTGTAAGTAAGTATAATGTGTTCCTGTTATATATGTTTGTTTGCCATTATTGTAAAAAGCAAAACCTTCTTCTCTTCTTTTAAATTCGTTGTCTATATAGTCATACCATTTCTCCTTAAAATACTCCGGCTTATTATTCCAATCCGCAACGCTCTTTATTAAACTTAATTCTTTTGGGTATTCAAACGCTTTCCATCTTTGGTCTTTTTCAATATCAGATAACATATAAGCATCTTCAATTAAAGGCAAAGCTATTTTTAAATTTTGTATTTCGTATATTTCACCAATCTTTCCGGTCTTACTTATAATTACAACATCGTGCTCTTTATTATAGCCGTACTCCCATTTTTTATATTTGTTTTGTTGCTTGATTATATTTGGTTTTATATAATCTGGAAGTTCTTTAAAAAGTGTTTGTTTATACATTACTTGGATCTCCCTTCTGCAAAACCTTTAAATGGCTTAGCTGTAGTCTCTTTTGATTCGTCATCAATCATTTTCTGCTCTTCTTGTATTCTATTAAGAATTTCAAAAGCATCGAATATAGCTAGTTTTTTTGTTGCGGCAGCGTTCTTAAGTCTATCAGCGCTTATATCGTCGCCTGAGTCTACAATCTTTTCTTGCGCTACCTTTATTAATTCCTCAACTGCTTTGTGTCCAGCTTTGATTATACTCAACTTCGTTTCCTTGCTTGTCATATTTAATTACAATATCATTAGATTCCATACAATATAAACGCTTACCGTCTATAAGAAATTCCCATTCACGTGTCGGTTTAAACCCTACAATGTCTCCTGGTGTTATTTTAAGCTCGTTTAAAGAGTTATTACCATACATTAGTATTCCAATAAGCTCTTGCTCTTTTTCAAGCTTTAAATTGTCTATGTTTTTTATTGGCTGAACAAAGCATCTATCGCCTATTGTTTTCCAATCACCGTCTCTTTTGTACATGTACATCTGATCTATTGATGCGAAATATAAGCCGTCTCTAAAGTACGACTTGCTTTCTTTTTTTCTACCCTTCATATCATAAAAGGTACGAAATACATTCTGATGTATTACTACAATGTCTCCTTTTTTAATATCTGTATTTACAAATAAAGGTATTTCTAAAACCTCAGCTAGCCTGTTAACAAATTTAAAGTCTTCAATCTTTGTATTTACTACAAGTTCTTGATCTCCTACTTTAACTGTATTACTATATTTATTGCCTAAAGGCTTTACAATAAAATCAAAGACACTTCTCATTAGTACTGCAAATCATATTCTACAGATATAGCCATGTGTGAATTAAACTTCTTCCAAGGCAATACCTCTGAATCTTTCTCGATGTATATGTTATATGATCCGTCTTTTTCATCAAATAGTATATGAGAGATTTTATGCCCACCGTATACTAATTGATCTAAGGAATAGTGCATAGCGTCATTTTTATAATCTGATCCTATGCTTATTTTTCTTATAACGGAATTCATTATTCTTTACTATCAGCAATAGAAGTGTATGTACCGTCTTCTACATTAATATTAATTGCTCCGTATTCTGCTTCAAGTTCTTTCTTAAAAGATTCAACTTCTGCGTTAACGTTTGCAAGCTTATGCAATAGCGCATGCTTCTGAGCCTCTAAAGATCCAATGCCTAAAAATATATTATTTAAGTTTACTTGATCCTCTTTTATTCTTTTTAATTGCTCTTCTGTAATTTGTTTTACTACTTCCATTTAATTATATTTAATTGTTATATTTATTTAATCACTTGTTTTGTTAGTTTATTACTTCATTTACTACTTCTTCACTTATTTGATTATATCCAGCAAAATTATGCTTAGGAAAATTTACTAAACTTGTAATATCAGCTACTCCAAAATCTATTACTTGTTCACTCATTATGTCATAATGATAACCATCAGCATAAATTGGCTCTGTAATTACATTACCTTGTTCATCATAAGTGCCATCTGTTAAAATGACTTTTCCTATTTCAACTATTGCGTGAATACCATTACCAAAAGATAAATCTTCATTGTAAACTCCTTTAGCTTTTAAATCAGCTATTGCAGTTTCTTTGTTTGGGTATTTTAGTTTTACTATGTTCATTTTATAATGTTGTTAAAGCGATACATTTTTCGTCTGTTAATTGAGTTGGGAAAACTAAAACTGATTTTAAATTTCCTTCAAATTTTCTTTGATTATCTCCTCTTGCTAATCTTAATTGACTTAAAGAATTTTCTGTAAAAGTATTAAATGACAAATTACTATAAACTAAAGAACT